ACTTGCGTTCTATCTTTAATCCATACTAAATCAGGTTTAAATTGACCTTGATTAACTGCTGTTAAACCAACTGCATTACCAGCATATAGCGTTGCATCCATATACTTATTACCTTGCAATATAGTAGGTGTAGGAAGGTTAAATGTGTTTAGTGCTACAAAGCCAGTAGGAGGTGTGTATGAGAATGGTCTTTGACCGAAGTTAAATTGAAACCCTGAACCATTGTAGCTATCATAACAACCTACAATATAAGTTCCTGAAGGCAAACTACTATAAGCTGTGCCTTGACTAACATTGTTTTTGTAAAATGTAAGTGTTCCATTATCCAAGTCTAAAGCAACACCAATAACATCACCATCGGTATAAGATGCTCCATAAGCAGAGGATGAGTTATTGTTATACTTATTACCACTATATACATAAGCATATTCATTAGAAGCATAACCAAAGTCAAATGCACTAGATACTGTTTGGCTAAATGGTGATAAAGCCACACCTAAATTTGCATAAGCAGTTCCTGTTTTAGTCACTTCCCAATACCATTTACCTGATGAAACACCAAATGTTGATGAACCTATGGATGATGCAGTTCCACTAGGGCATACAACAGTTAAATTGCCATTAGATATAGTAGGTGTTGGCGTAGTAGTTCTATATGCAAGTGGGCTTACAACACAATAATTAGCCACAGTCGCACTTGTATTAGTAGGCACGTCTGTCATAGCATCATACGTTGTGCCAGATGTTAAGCTAATATTGTTACAAGTCCAATTATTGCCATTAGGCGATGAGTCATAGCCTAATGTTGTAGTGGATGTTGTGTTGCCAAAGGTTAAGTAGAAACCATTAGTGCCGTATGTGCCTTTATATTGGATAGGTTTCCATACACCATTAGCGTCATTGTTGCCAAAGTAATATGGTTCTAGTGCTTGACCGTCAATGAAGTTAATGTCAGCCATGTAGCCGTCAAAGTATTCAAAACCTGACCAACCTGCACCAATAGAATTGTTAGCGTTTGCACTTGTTAATTGTGAAGCAGCATTTTGTGATGGATAGTTTGCAGTTGAAAAAGCAGTTACTTGGTTACCATTAACATACATTTTAACTCTATTAGCCGCAGTAGCTTGTGTTGTATCTATTGCAATTACAATGTGATACCAAGCTGAAGGGTCACGAAATACTTGTGTTGATGTTAATGCGTTATTTGCTGCACCACCAAATTCAACTTTTAAATTGTCATTAGTAAAGTTAATTTCTGTAGAGTTAGCTGAACTTCCATCATAGCAACCCATTAATCTATAAGTTGCTGAACCACTTAATAGACCTCTTTTTACCCATGCAGAGAATGTTTGTATTTTATTGTTTGTGCCTGTAGTTGCAAATGTTCTTGATAGTCTTGCACTCGCACTACTTCTAAACCTTAAAGAGTTGTTTAGGTTATTTGTTAATGGTGTTAAAGCACCTGTAGAAGTAAATGTGTGGATAGTATTACCACCTGATGTAGTGACTAGACCACCGTTAAATATTTGTGAGCCAGCGTATGAGATAATAACGATACCGCTACCTCCATTACCTGAAGCAAATACCGCTGAAGTTGATCCTGTTCCACCTGAACCACCTCCTGTGTTTGGTGTTCCATTTCCACTAGAGCCACTACTACTTGTTCCATCAGAGCCACCTCCTGAACCACCCGTTCCAGCAGTGGAATTAGAACCACCGCCACCGCCACCAGCATAATAAGTAGCTGTGCCTGATATAGATGATTGAACACCTATACCTCCATTACCAGCAGCAGTTCCTGATCCATTTCCACCTACAGCACCTGCGCCACCTCCGCCACCACCACCATATGCAGAGGCTGCTCCTGAACCTGTTCCGCCATTGTTACCTTGACCTGATGTTCCTAAACCACCTGATGTATTATTTCTAGCTCCACCGCCACCTGAACCGCCATCTAAACCACTTCCTGATGTAGATTGTCCTGTTCCTCCACCACCGCCTACTGAAGTAAGTGTTGTAATACCTGTGCCTGATAATACGCTATTACTACCATTATTTCCACGAACAGAGTTAGTAGTAATACCTGCTCCACCAGCACCGACTGTGACTACATAAGTTGCGCCTGAATAAATAGTTGTTGAGCCTGTTTGTAATCCTCCAGCACCGCCACCACCACCAACGCCTACACCACCTGAACCACCACCAGCTACAACTAAATAACTAGCTGTAATAGGTGTAATAGGGCTTAATGTGCCTGAAGATGTAAATGTGTGTATTTGTTTACCACCAGAAGTAGTAATTGTGCCACCTACGAATTTAGGTGTAGCAGATGTGTAAGATATGATGACTATGCCTGAACCGCCACTTGTTTGATATGTAGAATTTCCACCACCAGCTCCACCGCCTGTATTAGCAGTTCCTGATGTAGCTGTTGCTTGGTTAGCTGAACTTCCTCCATTACCGCCACCACCAGCACCGCCTGTTCCAGCAGAACCTAATCCGCCATTACCTCCGCCGCCACCAGCATATGTTACGCTAGAACCTGAAATGCTAGATGCAGTTCCTGCTCCGCCATTACCGCCATTTGATCCGCCTGCTGAACCTGCCGCAGATGCACCACCTCCGCCGCCACCTGTGTAAGGTAATGAACTATTACCATTTCCACCTGCGTTACCTTGTCCTGAAGTTCCTGCACCACCAGCGTTAGGTGAACCTCCTCCGCCACCACCACCACCTGAACCACCTGATGCACCTGAATATCCACCAGATGAGCCACCTGCACGACCACCACCAACAGAAGTAACAGTAGTTAAACCTGTTCCTGAAACGGATGAATTAGCACCATTTGTTGTATAAGCACCACCAGCACCTACTGCAATAGAATAAGTATTTAATGTGGATAATGTAAACGTAGAAGTTTGAAAGCCACCAGCACCTCCACCGCCTGATGAATCATTGTTGCCACCACCACCACCAGCTACAACAAGATAAGAAGCAGGGACATTGTTAGCTGATCCGCTAACTAGCATACCAAAACCTCTAGCTGCCTCTACTGCTATTCTTGATAATAGTGACATTAACTATTCCTACTTAAATTGTGTTTGTGAAGCAAATACTGTAAATGTAGCTGAGCCTGTTTTAACAATCGTGTATGAGTAAGCATCAATTCCTGAAGCATTACCACTTGACCATGCTGTGCCACCTTGATATTTAGGTGTGACAGATGAACCGTCAATAGTAACCGCATTATTATAGTATGCAGTTGCACCTTGTGTGACTAGGAATACAACAGTCATGGATTGACCTGTAGCCATAGCTGTGTTTAATGATGTGCCACTTGATGCTCTAAAGTTTACAGTCCAATTAGCACTAGCATTTGTTGTGTAGTAAAGAACTGATTGTGTAGTTACATCGTAGTTAATAGTGCCTGTAGCCGCAGTTGCAGATACCGTCACTACTTCAGCTGCGTTTGTAAATACAGCCGCTAAAACACTAGATGATCCGCTAAATGTTTGTTGAGCAGTAAACGTATTAGCTACGTTTGTCACAGGAATATTAGCCGCAGCTAATGATGTTGCACCTGTGCCACCGTAAGATGTGCCTAATGGGTTAGTTGGTGTCAAGCTAGTTGCGGTTAAAGCGCCTGTGCTTGGATTAAATTGGAATTTAGTAGAGCTTACATATTCAGTCGTTAATGAGCCTGTGGTAACTGAAGTGAATAGTGGGTAACGAGTTGCATTGGTAGTTGTGTCGTCAGTAATTGCTAAACCTGTGCCAGCAATTGTAATAGAACCTGCACCATTAGTAATTGAGATGCCTGAACCTGCTGTTAATGTAGCGTTTTTCCAATATCCTGCTACAGCGTCATAAATTAAAGTTTGACCTGAAGCTAATGAAGTAAATTGAACATTAGAGTCTGTGCCACCTAATGCAGAGCCAGGATAAAGATTAACAGTAATGACGCCACCACCTGCTGAACCGCCTTTGCTACAAATAGCTACTTGAGCCTTAACATTAGGTGCAGAAGGTTTAGTATTAGTTAATCCACCTGTAACGCTTGGGTTATACCAAAGAATATCGCCATCTGCAAATCCTGTGGTATTTACATTGTTTAATACACCTGCTAATTGAATAAATCCAAAGGCATTTAAAGCTATTGATTCTGCGGCTACACCAAGAATATATGTGCCGTCTGTAATGCCTGTTGCAGGTGCGCCTGTTAATACGCCTGAAGCACCTACTGCTCCTGTGAGCATAATCACTTGACCTTTGGTGATTGCAGAACTAGCTTTTACATATACATACTGATCCTCACCAATATGTTGAGTTATATTACCACCTGCCATGCCATAAGCTAAAGAATTGTTTGTAGAATCCCAGCCTAATTGACCTGCTGTGAGCGCAGTTGCATAAGATGTATTAAATGTAATGAAATTAGGTGTTGCAATACCGCCTGTTAAGCCTGTTAAAGACGTAATATTAGAATTAGCACCTGAATTAGCCTTATTATTAAATGTATTCCAATCAGTTGATGATAAATAGCCGTTTGTTGATGTTGTGGCTTGTGAAATACTGATATTAGGAGTTGTGCCACCACTTGATGATAGTGGTGCAGAAGCAGTAACGCTTGTCACACCTGTTGAAGCTGGTGCAGACCATACAGGTAAACCGCCTGTTAGTGTTAAAACATAGCCGTTTGTGCTAGGAACTAAAAATGATGTAGTGCCAGCCGCAGATTGATAAGGTAATGCACCTGTTACACCACCACTTAAATTAGCTGATGTGGTAGCTGAACCTGCTGTCGTAGCAGTTCCTGCATTTCCTGTAATACTTCCGTTAATAGTTGTTGATACAGTTAATCCTGTTAATGTGCCAACGGTTGTGATTCCTGTGTAAGAACCTGATAAATAGCTAGAACCTATTGTTCCACTTGTAATTTGATTGCCATTAATTGATATATCTGATGCAGATAGTGAGGTTAATTGACCTTGTGCGTTAACTTGTGCAGTTAAAGTCTTACTTGCAGAGCCATAAGAACCTGCGGTCACACCTGTATTTGTAATAGAAAATTGTGTGCCTGTTAAAGTTAGGCCTGTGCCTGCTGTATAACCTGCCGCAAATGAAAGATTAAAGAATTGGATTGGTGTTACACCTAATGTTCCTCCAGGTTGAGCCGTGCAATACCAAGCTGTTGTGGCTTGACCGCCTGATTCAATATAAATGATAGCACCTTCGTATTCAGACCATGTATCTGCACTTGGCGCTCTAGACCAAGGGCCACTTGATACGGTATAAATTCCGTTTTCAGATAAAGTTGATTGATTCTTTACTAAAACTGTGTTTCCAGCCACAACTGATACAGTATCAATCGTTTGTAAGCCTGAAAGCGTAATATTTACTGTTGTTGCAGCGTTTGCTGGTGGTTTCCATGAAGCACCTGCGACTGCATAATCTACATATTGTTTGTTTGCAATGTCAGTAGAGCCTGTTGGAGTAGCGTCTACTTGACCTGATAAAAAGTGACCTGTTGATGGTGTTGTAGCACCAATAGTCGTGCTATCAATCGTGCTATTTGTTATGTGTAAACCTGATTGATATGGGTCAATTGAAGCAAAGAATGGCTTGTTCTGCCCAATAAAAGTAACAAAATCACCTGTAACCGTAAAATACGCTTGAACAGGTAGTAAATTCTGAACGGTAGATTGAGCAGGACTAGTCATTATATTTCCTTAAGATTGATCGCCAACAGGTGTTACATAGAGAGTAGTTGTATCTGTGCCACCACAAACAGTAGTAATTTGAAATGGAACTGTAGGAACTGCAAGAGTTACAGGATATGTCATATTTGCTGGTAATACAAAATCACCTGGAGTGCCTGCGCTTGGAAATACACAAGTTGGTGCAGTAGCTAAACTAGAAACAGTAACAGCACAAGCTTTTGAACCAGCATTTAAAAATGTGGCAAAGTTAACTTGATCGTTAGTTTGATCGTCAATAGTAATTGAGGTTGATGATGTAGCCGTAACAGCAATGACAGTTGTTTTACCTGCGGGTTTTAAAACTGTGGTATTAGCCATGATTATTTCCTTGAATTTGTTAAATTATAAACTTTAATAGAAAAAAAGCCATTAGAAATTTAATGGCTTCTTCTCATTACATTACTTGCTTATAGTTGTGTAAAGTCATAGCCATAAACATAGATGTCAAATGTTGCAGCCGCACCTTGTGCAGTTCCAACGTTAACATATAAGTTTTGACTTGTTTGCACAGCTGTTGAAGCAACAGTTCTTTCTGATACTACAGTTGGGCCTGTTAGAGCAGATAAAGCTGCGTTAGCAACAATAGCTGTTCCACCTGCTGATGGAGCATTGAAAAGACCTGCATAAGCAGCTGATAAGCTTACTGAAGCGTTAGTAGCAACAACAAATTTTACTGAATATGATGATGAGTCAATAATTGGTAAAACTGTGTCACCTGTTGCATTAGCGTTAACACCTGTTGCAACTGCTAATAAGCGTAGAGCTTGATTAGAGCCTAAAACCTGTGGGTGTCCGCCTTGTGAACTTGCTGGGCCTGGATTTGCCATAATAAATTTTCCTTTTCTGTTATTTAATGGAAGGGACTTTTACATCCCTTCACCGTTACATTACTTAAGCTGCTACTCGGCAAGCTAACTCTGGGTAGAGTGGCGCCCAACCGTATAACACATCAAGACGTGTAGGAATTGAGTCATTGTTAATTGTGTATTGACGAACTACACGCATTGAAAGACCAATTTCTTTGTCAGATGCACGACCAGCAAAATGAACACCGTCAGGCAATTCAAGATCAGCCATAGCTAATGTGAACGCATTTCTGTGCATAATGATGTTTTGTGGTGATGTAACACCTGTGTTATTGAACGGAGTAACAGTTTGTGAACCTGTTGATGTTACAACTACGTTTTGGAATTGACCTGCTGTAATAACAGCTGGTGAAACCGTAACTGAAGCTGAACCAGCAGCAGAAATTGTCACAGGAGCAGTTACAACGAAGTTGCGTAATTTACCATATGATTGACGGTTTTGTGGGTTAGCACCATAAACGCCAGCGATAGTGATTACGTCACCTTGGTTGAGTGAAGCATTAGCAGTAGCTGCATTAATAGTGATTGTTGATGTTGAAGCCCAACCACTTGTTAAGAAGCCTGTTGCTGTTGTAACGTTACATGAAAGAACAGAAGTAGCGTATGAACCAAATGTTTGTGAAACAACGTTTTGGTCAAGTTTCCAATTCATACCACCTGAATCACGACCCATTAAACCTTTAGTATATTGAGCAGAGATTTCTGTTTGTGGATTGAAAAGGCCTTTTAAGCTGTCAACAATAGTTGCAGATGTAAATGGCTCAACGATACATGATCTGCGGCCATCTCTTGGAGCGCCTTCAGAATCAAGATATGCTTGACCTGTTAAGAAAGTGATTAAACCTGTTGGTGTTACACCTGCTGTGCCAACGATGTTAGCTGTGTTATTTTTAGCAGTTACAAGACCGTCACGATCAATCTTATTCGCAATCGCTGCAACAGCTGGTTTTAATACACGGTCACTAAACATATCTAAAGATAATGCTAGGTCTTGTGTAGTAAATTGTGTGTCAACGTGGAATTGTGTTGATAAAGTAACAGGGACTGAAGTTTCATTGAAATCTTCAACGTTTAAAGCTGGGCCTGTTGTGCCGATGAAACGACCAGGTCTGCGAACGTTAACTGTGTTACCGATTTTTGCACCTACAACAGCGAATTGGTCATCGTAGTTACGATCAACTTCTGAAGTAAATGTTAATTCATTTTCCAAGACCATCAACGCTTCGTTAGTGATCTTGCTAATGGTTAGTAAATTATTAGCCATGATATTTCCTTATTTAAGAGTTTAATATCCTGCTACCTTACTCTTCCTGCTTTACGAGCCTCACGCCATTGTTGATAAGTGCCATGAAATTCACCATTGGTGTCCACGCCCACATCAGCAACCACAGAACTCGTTTTAATAGGAGTAATAGGTGCAGGTGCTTTACTGCGAGCAACTTGAGGTTTCTGTTCAGCTTCAGTCTTGGCTTCTTTTGTTGTTGCTTTAGCTTCAAACTTGGCTTCCAATTTTCCAATTTCACGAAGGGCTTTTATTGGACTAGATGAATTAAGCGCATCTACTAGCTCAGGATTTTCTGCTAGGTGATATAGGATTCTAGGGCCTACATCGGACTCTATAATTGCATCTCTGATAACATCGTTCACTTGAACGTCTGCTGCCGAGGCAATCATTTCATCATAGTCAGGTAAATCCGCCTTAATAGTAGCTTCACGTTGTTTCCAAGATTCTGCCAATTTTTGACGTTCCTCTTGTGCTTTACGATCAGCTTCAGCTTTTTCTCTGTTCAATATGGCTTGTTCAGCACTCCATTCAGCTAATGCTTCAGCGTATTCAAACGCATCATTAAACTGACTAGGCTGTGGCTTTACGTTTTCCTCTACAGGTTTAGGTTCAGCCTTTCCTTCTAGCTCTGCTATACGACTTTCTAATGCTTCACGAGCTTCACGTTCACGTTGAGCCTCTTTACGAGCCTCTTCACGTTGCTTTGTTAGCTCTGAAAATCGCTTTTCAAGCTTTGGATTTTGTTTCTTTTCCTCTGTTGCTTTTGTTTCTGTTTCTGTTTCAGTTGTATTTGGTTCACTCTCAACTTCAGCTTGTTCCGTTGGCTCTGTTTCAGCAACTTCCTCTTTAGGTGTTTCTGCTACAGCCTCAATCGGTGCTTGTTCAGCTAAACCCAACCTATTTGCGTAAAATTCCTCTGCGTTTGCAGAAGTTACTACACTTCCTGCTTCTTTTTCTGACATGGATGACTCCAAGAATTAACCCAATGAAATCCATTGGTAGATTGTTGCGATTTTACTACTTAAATGCTTTTACTACAATTGCTATTAATCGTAATTAAAATTTGTTGGGTCTTCTACTTGCTCTCTGTGCATACTTTCAAAGTGATGTGCAGCTTCTTTACGAGTTGGAACAGGGAACATTTCATGCCATTTAGTATCATGTGAACCATGTTCTTTATGATAAGATTGTGCAGCACGATCAGCATGATAACCCCATAATTTACGAGCTTTTTCTTGATCGTATTGACCTTTTGCCATTTTCTTTTGAAGATTTTTTACAATTGGTATATGACTTGATCTGTATAAATGTTGGTCATTATCAGCATGAAGTGCTAATTCTTTAGCTTCATCGCTTAATTTATCCCAATCAGACTCTTCATACATTGATTTTTTACCTGATTGTTTTTCCATGTGTTTACGGTCATGTTCCGCTTTGGTTTTACTTGTTACGGTTGGCATTATATGGCCCTTTCTGTAGTTTCAGCGTTAGCGAGTTTTGATTGATTGTTATTAATTGAAGCAAGTATAAGTGCTATTTGCGCTTTAAGCTCTTCAATTTGGATTTTAGTGTCGTTATCGATGTCTGTATCACGAGCTTTAGTTGCTTCACGCATTTCTGTATCGTGTGCTTTAGCTGTGACATCCATAAGTTTACGTTTGGTTTCTGCATCTTGTCTAACTCCTTCAATGTCTTGACGTTGTTGAATATAAACTTGCATATCTTGCACAGCTTTTTGTAACTGTTGGTTTTGTGCTTGGAGTTGTTGTAATTCCATTTGAACTCTTGGTGGAACTTTAGACTTGTCATCGACTTTAGCTAATGGGTTATTTACTGCTAGACGATCAGCAATAGTTTCTGCGCCAGGGAAGTCCATGTTTCTGACAAGTAAATCACCAGCTTGTTGGATTAAAGCAGGGTCAGCTGCAAATAAAGCCATCATAGAATCTACTGCTTCTTGACGTTTTGAGTTATAGCCTGGGCCTGTATCCATAACAATGTCATATTCACCAATGGTAATGTCGTTTAATACACGATAAATGCCTTCTTCGTCTTGGCCATATTGATTAATAGTTAAGATTTCAGGCTTGCCGTCATCACCAATAATACGCATAACACGTTCTTTATCGTAAATCTTTGGAATAAGGTCTAGGATAATGCGACCTGTTTGACGAATAGAACGAGTTAAATTGTCATAATAGTGGAAATTAGTCATATCCACTTGTTGTTGCTGACCTTGAATAGCTTTACCTGATACATTGCCTTGAGGTAATTGTGCTGGATCAAATATACCGACTACTTGCATTAAATCAGTAGTCATAGATTGAGCCGCAGCCATAATACCTGCTGGTGGTGGTTCAGGTTGTAATCTTTGTGGAACAGGAGCAGGTTTGCCATCAATGTCTGTTTGTTTGTAACGTAAAACAGGCATGGATTTAATGTTAGCTTGCGCCCATTCATTCTCATGGCCTTCATCTTGTCCTTCAGCCAATAACCATTTAGCTTTAGGTGCTAATGCAACTGACTCTGTAAGAGAAGTTTGCCAAAAGTTATACATTCTTTGTGGGTCTTTAGCCATACGGACTAAACCAAAGCGTTTCTTTTTAGCCTCTACAACGGTTTCTTGACCATAAACAGGCACGATAGGAATATATTTACCAGCCCACTCGCCTTCTTCTAATACTTGCATAGCGGTTAATTTGCACCATTTAATTTGTTTCTTGTAAGAATCACGCTTATCAACGATTGTGATACCTGATTCATCTAATACTTCTTGTGGTGGCAATTCTGATTCTTCAACGCTTGTCCCATCTGATAATAGGCATAACTTAATAGCTTTGCGTTCAGTCCAAAAGTATTCAGCTAAACGGATGTCTTCTTTCATAATCCATTCAGAATTCATATCACCTGTGCCACGCATAGTAAAACCTTGATCTATTTCGGCATTAGGATACATTTTCTTAAATACTTTTTTAGGGATAACTGTGGTGATTAATACTTTTTCAGCGTCAGAGCCGTCAGGTTGGATAGAATTAGGATCAAAATAGACTGTGAAAGGATTGTCTATCTGTTCAATGTAAATTTCTTGGTCAAATGAATCGTCTTTGACATATTTTGTAGTGACACGCCAATAACCCCAACCCATTCTTACTGCAAAGTCACCAGCTTTGTCATAAGCTTGGTCTGCATCTGATTGAACTTCAATGTGTCTACAGATGCCTTGAATGATTTGAGCCATTCTAGCGTCTGCTTCAGTATTCATGCCATGCACTTTAATGCGTGGTCTTTGTTGCCTCATTTGATTGGTAATTTGACGGCAATATGCGTCAACTTTATTGACTGTTAAACATGGTCTAGCTTCTAATACTCGGCTGTTTTGAATTTCAACAGGCCATTGGTCACCTGCTGCAAACTTTAAATCTTCTAATGCTTCAGAGCGATTCATCTGATCTGCTTCATTGGCAAACTGCAAGAATTGAATTGCGTCTGCTATGCGTGGATCATTGTCAACGACTTCTGTTTTTTTCTTTGCCATAATCTATCCCATCCAGCCTATGCTAGGAGTAAATGTTTGTTTTTGAGCTTTGCGTTCTTTTTTGTCACTAATCATCAATCCAATATATCTAAATGCGTCAGCTCCATGTGAATAAACATCATGGAGTGGATTTCTACTAAATTGTTTTGTATCAGGATCGACTTCGTAACGATAGTGACGAAGACATTGTAACCCATCTGCACAATTTTCTCTATCAAAATAACAAGAATTGAATATGGTTCGTGCAGCGTTTATGGAATCTACTACAGGAACTCTAGGCAATATGTTAGTTTTAAATCCTGCTGCTCTTACTATGTCATCAATAGACCGACCAGCTGAAGCTATAGTTTTGCTTTCTGCATCATGTGGAAGATGAATTGTGTCGTAAAAATAGCCAAATTTTTGCATTTCCTGCAAATAATGGGTCATGGTTTTTTGCGTATCTTGCAAATATCTGATTAATCTTGTTTCCATACCTACAAATTGCACAAACCAAATAGCTGTATGATCTGCCCATCCCAAATCAAATACAGCATGAACAGGTTTGGTTGCATCATAAGGGACTCGTGTGATTCTTCCTGATAGTTCTGCCATATTCATCTCATTGGCAAAAATAGCTCCATCAACTGTGAGTCGGCATAATCCTTCCCATACATTGTTATAGGCTTGCAAATCTCTATTCTTGAGTGAATCTTTTTCTAGTCGTAGTGTTTCAGGAAACCATGGGTTATCTGACCAATTGATTCTTTGGACTACAGAGTGTTCAGGTGGATTTACTACGAATCTTTGATAGGTTTCATCGGATTCTAGTTCAGGATTAAAAGTAATCCATATCTCTGACTTTTCTTTACGGATTGTAGGAATAAGAACATTCCATGAGGTTTTGGATACAGTTTGCGCCTCTTCTACCCAGCAAATGTCTATACCCTCAAATGATTTAACATTGGCAATGTTATTCTTTAAGCCTACGAATGAAAACTCTGATCCGTTTAATCCTCTGATTGTGGCTTGAGTTATTTCATAGAAGGATTGCAAACCCATTTCTGCAATTTGATCTGATAGAAGTTTATGCACAGAATCCTTCATAGAAGTCATAAACTCTCTAGCGCATAAAACTCTGATTGGTTTCTTTGCACCTAAAATGAGTAAAGCGCGAGCCACACCCCAAGACTTCGCACCACCTCGACCTCCATAAAGGACTCGATAACGTGCTTCTTTAGGTTCAAATAGACATTCTAGCTTTTGAGGAAATTGGACTTTCCCTATAGCCTCATTTATCTGTTGTTCATTCACTTGGTTTTACAAACGTGACTTCAATCCCTGTGAGCAATGGACTTCCTTCAGCGCCTGTAATTTCTTGGAATTGGATTGCTTTACCATCCATTCTATCCATAAGCTCTTTTACTGCCCATGGTTCACGAGCCATAGCTGCCTCAATAAGTCCTTCTGCTACTTTCTCAAGTTTATCAGGTGATTGAACAAGCTGTTTACGCAAAGCATCATAGAATATCTTTGCCTTTGCATTGTTCTTGTTTCCGAAAGGTGCGCCTGCCATAATTAACTCAAATAATAACTAAATGATTAATAAATAAAACTTATCGTTAATTATTCGTTCTTCATGCTATTTGAATTGGCTTCAGCTTCATCCACTTTAGCTTGTGTTTCAGGATTAGCTTCAACCTTATTGACAGCATTTTGAGCTTCGGTTTGTTGTTGTGCTATTTGTGGCATAGCTTGACCTTTAATCTTATTGACAATAGGTTCAGCTACTTCCATTGGTAGTTTATAAAGACCTGCTACTACTAATTCTGCTTCTTTTAGTTCAAGCTCCAACTTAATGGCCATGATTTACTCCTTAATTAATTTTGCCTGTAAATATTGTTTTCATTCAAAATACAGGCAAATTGGTTATGAATGAAAATTGTGTAATATATACTACTTTTTCTTTTTATTTGCTTCACGTTTTACTGCATAAGCTATTGCAACTGATTGCTTAATTGGTTTTCCAGCCTTAACTTCAGCTTTAATATTTTCTTTAAACGCTTTAGCGCTTGTTGATTTCTTTAGAGGCATTATTTTACTCCTTTATTATGAATTTGGGCATTTCCAACGTTTTAATGATGCTTTTGCTCTAGGTGCGTCACCTTTGGCGTGTTTTACAACTCCGCTCATTCTTGCACAGAAACTATCTTTTCTTGATCCACCTTCAGGTTGTGGTGCTTTTAGATGTGATCCTGTAGCTTTGTTATAAGCTTTGCGACCAGCTTCAGTCATTCCAGCACCTTCTTTAGTGCTTAAATAATGACGGCCTTTGCCTTTTGTGGTTTTACTTATAGGACTTGCCATATTATTTGCCTTTCTTTGCTGTCTTTGCAGCTTCTTTAAATGCTTTAGCAGTAGGAGCGCCTTTTGTGCCTGGCTTTCTCATTGTTTCTTTACTACCATGTTTAATCCGTTCACGTTTAGCGTGGATGTTTGCGTATAACCCTGGTTTAGTTGCCATTCTCTTCCTCCTCAATAAAACATACATCTTGCCAAGACATTATAAGATATTTCTCACCGTTATCGGTCACTTGTTGGTATTTAAGATATTCGTCTTTACCCATAGTGCCAAATCTAACCTTGTCACCAATATTAACAGGCATAGGTTCGTATCGGCCTTCCTTGATCTTTTTGCCTTGGCCTACGGCTATGACTGTTCCTGTATTATATTCCTCTTTCATAACAAAGCCTGGAATAGATGACTTTTCACGTTCAATGGGTTTTACTAGAATTTTATCGCCAAAGGGTCTAATCATTTTTTAATCCTCAAAGGTTTCTTTTCAATCTGAATAGGTTTTGATTCTAATTGTGGTGCTTGAATAGGGTCAGGGATGATTTCGTCTTTAGTTCTTGCTACGTTAGCAAATATGAACTCACCACACCAATCAGAAGGTGATTTGTTTAATGATCTAGGGTATCTGTGACAAGCGCCAAGTTGACCACCTGTAATAAAGAATTTACAAGATATGCAACTGTCGGTAGAATTTACATTAGCCATTTAATAAACCTCCATTATTATGTGGTTAGAATACCCAAGTAGAAGCTAAGGCTACTTGGGTTTTCGTTTAATTACTTTTGTGACTTATCTTCTTTAGCGTAAGCGCCTCTTGTATGCTCATAGCATACTTTTTCAGAGCTTCCGCCTTTAAATTGTTTGTCAGCACCGATTGCATCAGCTTTACCCATGCCAACACCACCACGAAGACTCTCTTTTCTTTCGCCTGACATATCAGAAGCAGTAGCGCCTTTTGGTAGTTTTTCTTTGTTATAGTAACCCATGTTTATTTTCCTTTAGCTAAAAGCTTAACCTCGACCATCAAGATTAAGAGCCTTTATTTTATCAGAAAATTGTTGTTTGATAACCTTTATTTCTTCAATATTTAACTTTACTGTGGCGTTATCAGATTCGAGTGTTTCAACAGCGTGTATTCCAATTTTTCTAATAAGTCCGAGTCTGTAATTGATGAGGTTACCAGATAAATGGGTGTTACAGGCGCTGCATTGTCTGTGGCAGTTAAGCTCGTGAAATCGTAAGTGTCCTGCACTTCCAATGCTTCTGTAATGGCCTGCATGATATGCGTAGGCACTTTTTGACCCACAACTAATACAACCGTCATTTTGATCCCTTAATCGAATATATTTATTAAATATTACTTGTGTTTCTTTTAACCAATCTGATCGGCTTTTAAGTTTTTGTTTAGCTTCTTTAACTTCTTTTTTGACAGTTTTGATTCTTTTGTTTTTAGCTAACTCCAATGCACATTCAAAACCACAAACTTGTTGCAATGGTTTTGTGGGTGTGAACTGTAATTTACATATTTTACACTTTTTAGGCTTGATAGGTTTCTGTAAATCTAACACCAAGGTTCGCTCCATAAGCATATATTTGTTCCATGTATATGCTAAATCCATGTTTTGTAAGTTTAGAAGTTGATCCAATTAAGATTCTTCTTCCGTCAGGTGTTTCTTCGTATTTTTTATAACCTTCTTTTGTTATTTCAGAATTGGCAAATTCAGGAAGGAATTGTTCTTTAAAGTATTCATGCCATACTAAAGCAGAGTATTGTTTGCCATGAACCCAAGCTTGATTAGCTATGTCATTTAATGGGCCAGCCCACATAAGAGCATTAGCACTTAATGATCTTGCTTTTTGTTCTTCTCTAATAATTACTTCAAGTGGATATTCTGAATCTATTGGTGCATTTTGTATTGCGTTTATGGCTACTTCTTTTTGTGCTGTTCCAATAAGTCTAATGGTTTTGGTGAGGTAATTTATTGTCATAATGTCTTTTCTCGTAATCATTGCGACAGTCTATGTCACAAAAGCGTTTTTTAGAAGGTTCGTGACAGTTAAGACAAAAGCCATTTGATTCAATTGATTTTTGATGACTGCGAATATATTTAATCGCTTCATCTCTATCGTGTTGTTCTAAATCGCTGGCTTTGTCGAAATCGTCTGTCATTAGTTAAAAAGGGATGTCATCTGCCATGTCATCAAAGTTAGTTTTAGGCGCTTCAGAAGTTTTAGTAACTTCTTTTGCTTCATCACGACTACCTAACATTTGCATTTGATCTGCAACTATTTCAGTTGTATAACGATCCTTTCCTTCTTTGTCTTGCCATTTACGAGTTTGAAGTCTGCCTTCAATATAAACAGGTCGGCCTTTCTTTAAATATTCACCTGCAATCTCTGCAAGTTTTCTAAATATTACTATGTTATGCCATTCTGTTTTATCTTGTTTGTTACCGTCTTTATCTTTCCATGATTCAGTTGTAGCTAAACTAAAGTTACAAACTGCGTCACCATTTGGAAGATGTCTTACTTCAGGGTCTTTACCAAGATTACCTAAAACGATTACTTTATTTACTGATGCCATGTTGCACTCCTCTGTTGTGAATTGATGTGACATTAGATAATATATATTTTTTACCCATTTGTCTTTTTAAATTTTGCACTTCAATAAATCTTTTTTCACAAAATAATATGTCTTTTGTGGTAATAGGAAGATTAGCCCCATAAAAGCTATGTAGTAACACGAATCACCTCACCTGTTGATTTGTCAAGCTCATATTCTGCTAAAGAATCTGAAGTTGTTTTCTGATTTTTAATACGTTGACCAAATATGCGTTCAAAGTTTTCGTCAAACTTTTTTTGATCGACTGATCTATACATATCACCTTTTCCAGCTTCATGTGCCATATTGCCTCCTAAAATAATGGTTCAGCTTTAATTAAATCAAATACATTTTCTTTTGGTGCTTTAGGTAATCTAATAACTTGAATATCTTTGTGGGTATCTTGATACCATTTAGCTTCTTTGTTTGACCAACGATATTTTCTAATCATATCGCCATTATCCATTACAGCATGAGTAAAGTTCATTTAATCCTCGCAGTTTCCGCCAATACACATTTTACTTTTTAACACAGCTTCTTCAATATCTGCAATAGCATCTTTGCCAATAAAGTCATCCGCTGCACTACACAATCGTTTATATAAACTATGTTCAATCTCTGTCACAGATGTTCGCATAATTAATCCACGATCACGACCATGATCTGAAATAATAGAATTAACATAATCAGAAGGTTCTACACCCCATGATTCAACTTCGTCATATTTCTTTTGATCTAATTCAACTTCAATAATAACTGAAAATTTTTTAAGAGTCATTTTTAACCTTTCTGATAAGCTCTAACATTTCTGATCTGCCATGCTTGGCTTGGTATCGTTCAAGCATAGCTTTGGCGTGTTGTTTATGTGCGCCTCGTAGCCATCGCACCCAACAACATTGGTTATTAAAATCAAAACGGCCACGATTTTCATTGCATAATTCACAATTCATTTAATGCGTAATGCTTCCCTAGCAAATTTAACTCCAATTTCTAATTTATATTTGCCTTTGTCTGCATCATTTAAAATTCGTCTTGCCCAAGCTTTAGGATCAACACTTGGTTTACTTGCAATCTCACCTACAACTCGTTTCATTTTATCGTGATTGTTTTTAATTTCTTCTTCACTAAAATGTCTTGGCAATGCTTTTACAAATTGAGGTGTTTCTTGTAAACGACATAAATCTAATATGTCAGATATTGTTGGCATAAATTTATTTGAGTTGACGTAGGTATCGAAAGCTTTTGATACAACCATAAACTCATATCGTTCAAGTTTAGCCCACCATATTCTTAAAGTTTCACGATCCAATTCAGGTTTTGAATAGATTGTAGTGATGCTGTGCATCATGTCTTTAAAACCATGCTTTTGAGTATCTATCAAAATGCTTCCTTTTCTTCAGGTTGTTCATCTTGCCAACGCATTTGATTTAAATATGTTGTAGCCATAGGAATATAACCTTTTTTCCACTTTTCACTTTCTCTTTGCCAATTCAATGCAAATATAACTTTATCTATTGGTGGATTTGTTGCTATCCAACTTTTAAGAGATTCCATTTTTCCGTCTTTAATTGGATATAAACTCCAAAACTCTAAAAATTCAGGGTAATCATCATAGTTATATGACTTCTTTACTTTAATAGGTTTTTCTTTATCTTTATTTATGTCTTGTTCTTTATCTTTCTCTTTATCTTGCTTATAAGTTGCTTGCAAGTTTCTAGTATGATTATCCCTAAATTTCAATAAGTTAGGAATTTTAACTGTAATAATATCACAATCACGTTGAATTAACATCAGACCAACATCAGAACAACATTGAATAAGAAAAAGGAATTTTTTAGTAGTGATGTTAGCTTGACGACCCCATCTAGATAAACTGTAAGTAACATCATGCTTATCAGTTTCGTCTATACCTTCAGAAACAATTTCAAGCATTTTGAAATAAAATCCATAACCTTCAAGACCTGTTTTATCTTCCAATAAAGCAATCTTTTCATCGTTTCTTGCAGTTGAATAATGTTTAAACCACTTCATTTTTAATTTTCCTTGCTTTTTTTCCTAATTCATATAATTTTTTATATATTGGTTTATCTATAAAACAAGTAAAACTAATTATTCCTTCATAGGGTATTTCACCGAATCCAGCCATTAAAAATAATGCGTAATGTCTATCGGATAAATTTAAGAAAGCATTAGTCCATTTAAAAAAATCAAAATTATCATGTTGCTCTTCATGGCAATCTTTGCAAACAACAGACAATTGATTGGCATGATATTCCCATGGCTCATGTCCTTTTAAATATTCTTTATGATGAACATGAAGTGTTATTTCTTTTGTTCCACATATTTCACAAGTAAAATCTTTTGCTTGCATAGCTTGTAAACGCAATTTTTGCCATCTTGGGTCTTGAAGCTTTTGAAAATACGTTAATTCAGCCATTTTTAGTCCTTAAATTTGCGTTTTAAGAAGATTTCAGGGTATTGAAGCTTGATTTTGGCTGGAATACCTCGTTTTTTCCATTGATAAACCTTGATTTGTTGGCTCAATCCTGACCAGCCCAATCGCTTACACAGGGCTTTAGAACCACCATAAAACTCAATAATTTCAGAATCTGTCATATTTGTATCCTAATCCTTATTTTATAGTTTGTGTAAAATATTTATAACTTTTTGTTAAATATTTGTTGACATCATAATAACAAATAGTTAATAATGCAAGTGTAGTTTTTAATTTTATGGAGGAAATTATGAAACGTGACTTTATCAAAGGCTGTATCTTTGCAGTAGCAACCCTATCCTATATGGCTTTATGGCTATATGTCTTATACCCAATCTTACTTAAACATTTTGGAGCTTAATATGACTATTCAACAAGAATACGCTGAAGATTTAATTGACACCGATCCATTAGAAGTTTTTGCTCACATGGATCAAGAACAACTAGCTGGCACGATTCGTGCTTTATATTGGGCTAATCAAAAAGGCGATATGTTAAGTCTTAATCTTTTTGCCAAATCTATAAGTAACGCATTTTTTGATACTGCAATGGAACTTACTGAAAAAAAGTTAAATGAGGCTAACGTCTATCAAGGGCCGTTTGATGCCATGTATGACGCTGGCCACCAACATGGGGACTTTCTATAATGAGATACTTAATTAATGTTTTGTATTTGTATTACAAAGGTTTCACTTTTAGAAAATCACTTCAATTAGCAAAGGGCATTAAATGATTACTTTTAACGAATTAAAAAAGATTAACGTTAATGAGCATACAGAAAAGAAAGGCAATTTAACGTATCTTTCATGGGCATGGGCAGTAGATCAATTATTAACTAATGATCCGACTGCAACTTGGGAATATAAAGAGCCTGTTAAGTTTGGCGATACATTAATGGTGTTTTGTTCAGTTACTGCATTTGGCAAAACCATGACAGCTCAACTTCCTGTATTGGATTACAAGAATAAAGCTATACCTAATCCTGACGCTATGGCTACCAATACAGCTATGCAACGTTGTCTAGCTAAAGCAATTGCTTTACATGGTATCGGTCTTTATATCTACGCAGGTGAGGATTTACCACAATCTGAACCAGCAACTCAAGATGACATTGAAGATGTCATTAAACAAATCAACAAAGCAGAATCAGTTGATGAACTTATGTCTATTTATAGACAAGCTGCAAATTTTGACAAGGCGTCTTTAGCAAAAATAAAGACATATTTATCTGATCGTAAAAATGAATTGGAGGCATAGTATGAATCAGCAAGAACGTTTAACCGAGTATTTAGAAAAGCATGGCAAGATTGATCCATTAAAAGCATGGACTCAATTAGGCATCTATCGATTGGCCGATACTGTTTTTAACTTACGCAAAAAAGGTTACGACATAACAACAACCAATAAAAAAGTTAAGAATAAGTTTAAAGAAGTTTGTGTCGTAGCCGAATACAAATTGGAAGGATCAAACAATGTCTGACATTATCTTACAGGGAACGCCTGAATGGTTAGAGTTGCGTAAAGGTCATGTCACAGCTTCACGAGTGGCAGACATAATGGCTAAAACTAAAACAGGGCCAAGTGCTAGTCGGCAAAATTATTTGATTGAATTAGCAATCCAACGTGTTACAGGAATTGTTGAAGAGTCATATAAAAATGATGCAATGATTCGTGGTCAAGAGGAAGAACCAAAGGCACGAGCTGCATACGAAACTATTACCAAAACCTTTGTTGAGGAAGTGCCTTTTGTCAAACACAAAACAATTGAATGGTTTGGTGCATCGCCTGACGGCATTATTAAAAATAATGATGGCACATATAACCTTTTGGAAATAAAGAATCCAAATAGTGCTACGCATTGGTCTTATATTAAAGAAGGTGAAATACCAACTAAATATAAAATTCAAATGATGGCTCAAATGTCTTGCACAGGCGCTCAATGGTGCGATTTCTTTTCTTACGACAGTCGTATGCCTGAAGGAAGTAAATACTTTTTAGCTAGATTAACTCGTGATCCAAGTTTCATTGATGATATGGAAAAGGAAATCCAAGCTTTTCTTGAAGAGGTCGCACATGAAACTAAACTCATGGAAAATCGAGTATAGATTGAATAATGGTATAATCTTATTTGGCAATAACACAGGGGGGTCATTTATGATCGACCAAGCCTTGCTATGTCTTGCACAAACTATTTATATGGAAAGTGCAACAGAGCAAAAAGAAGCGCAAATTGGAGTTGGATACGTTTTGATGCGAAGAGCCGACTTTGACAAAGATCAAGTATGTAATGAAATGAAAAAGCCATATCAATTTACTTGGTATGGAAAAGTCAAACCACCTGAACATAAAGAAATAAAACCTTATTTCCTTAATCTTGCATATCGTATTATGCACAAGTTAGAGCCTGATTATTCCTATGGCGCAACTAACTTTCACGACACTTCAATTAAGAAACCTCAATCATGGTGGAAACTCAAAAAGACTATTCAATGGTCACACATGATATTTTATAAACAGGAGGAATTAAAATATGCTCAATATTGAGTTATTTGCTAAACAAATTAATGGTGAGATTGATGTAACAAAAATAGTCAGTCCTCCACCACCGCCAAAACCTGACGTTAAATTAGATTGCTATATTTATAAACTTGTGGGCAATCAATCAAGAATGTTATCTGCTAACAATGGCAGAAGAACCAAGCCTTGCAATGTAACGCTTGTATTTAATGGAAACACAGGTCAACTAAAAGATATATATTTAATAAACAAAAATGCAAATATTTGATATATTAATTAAAGTTTTAATGTTTTTTGGAGGTGTCGGTCTTTTGATCGGCATTTTTTTCATGCTTGAACTTTTATTTGGAACTTACATATGCCATTAAAAAAAGAACAATTGTTGGAGGCGGTTGAAGCTTTTAATAAGACAGGAAGTGAAACCAAAGCGGCAGAATTACTAGGCATTAAACGAGCTTGTTTGCAAGGTAGATTGAAAGCGGCAAAGCTTCAAAATATGTTGACCGCATTACCACCTGAAACACAACTCCCACCTGAAATAGCATTAAAAGACAAAATAAGAACGCTTGAAGCACAAATTGCTTCATTTAATCGTGATGTGTTAAGTGAGAATTATGTTAAATCTAAAATTCTCAAAATGGCTGAAAAGAAACCATCACCTCCTAGTTGGTTACTTAAGCCCACATCTAGCAAATCTGCTCCAGGCGTTCCTACTCTTTTTGCTTCAGATTGGCATTGGGGCGAAAATGTTGACCCTAATCAAATTAATAACGTTAACTCATACAACATGAAAATAGCCCATAAACGTGCTAAACGCATGATTGAAGTGGCTATTGATCTATTAAATAATCATATGGTCAATCCTAAATATCCAGGCATCGTATTTGCTTTAGGAGGCGATATGGTGTCAGGCGATATACATGAGGAATTAATGGCTACCAATGATGCAGAGATTATGCCTGTGGTTATAGACTTGTTTGGTGTGCTAATTTGGTGCATAGAAACCCTAGCCAATCACTTTGGTCGTGTGTTTGTGCCATGCGTAGGCGGTAACCATGGCCGCAATACTCACAAGATTAGAAATAAAGGCAGGAACTTTACTTCTTTTGATTGGTTAACCTATCAATTCTTGGCCAAGCACTTTGAGTCGGATAAACGAGTATCATTCTTAATACCTGACGGCCCTGACGCTATCTATGCAGTTTACAATCATAAATACCTATTAACTCATGGCGATCAGTTTAGAGGTGGTGACGGTGTTATTGGTGCATTAGGCCCTATTATTCGTGGTGACCACAAGAAACGATCAAGAAATGCTCAAATTGACATGGAATATGACACTATGATTATTGGTCACTTTCATCAACTTATTCAGTTAGAAAGATTGATTGTCAACGGATCATTAAAAGGGTATTGTGAGTATGCCTATAGCAATAACTTTGGATTTGAACCTCCAAGACAAGCTTTATGGATAACGCACCCATATCATGGCATTACTTTTTCAATGCCTGTCAATGTGGATGTATCTTTTGAAAATTCAGATAAATCAGAATGGGTTAGCTGGAAAGGTTAAAAATGTCATTATTAAACGCTAAATATATTTCAGCTCTCTATTCAGCGTTTAGACTTATGCCTCCGTTTGACCGATATGATTTACCACCAGCCTCAAAAATAGAATGGAAGATAATTAATGACCCAGCGGCTTATGGTTATTTTCATGCTGATCCAAATTTAAAAATTGAAATATCCAAAGGTCGTTGTTTGCATTTTTCTACCATATCCGAAACGCTTTTACATGAAATGTGTCATTTAGCACTTTATAATCGTGGCTATAAGCATTGGGATGCTCATGGTAAGGTTTTTTATAAATTGGCAGACAAAGTATCCAACCTTTATGGATTTGACCCTAAACGCCTTTAAAATGCGTTTTAGGCATATATTACTTTTTTAAGGTTAATTATGGGCAAAATATTAGATATTTTAGAAGAACGTGAAGCAACTCATGGCGATTTTGAAATGAAAGCTATATTTATTCAAGAAATCATGGAAAACATATCAGGATTATATGCTTGGGAAGATATGAACGCAGATCAACGTGAGGCTATCCACATGATTTTAGTTAAGTTAAGCCGTATTTTATATGGAAATGCTAACCATGCAGATCATTGGGATGATATTGCAGGTTATGCCACTTTAATATCAGAGCGACTTAAAAAATAAAAAGACTAATTTGTAAGATTAAGTTATTGATTTGTTTGATAAAACAGGCATTTTTAAACGGAACAAGATGTAAAAAAAATGTATAGTATATTATACAAAAAGTTACACTAATAGTTACTTTTCAAAACACTATGTCTTACATTAAAACGCATTTCCTCCCACCACCATGTGCGTCTATATTTTCTATATTGATTTGACCATCTTTCATACTTGCTTAATCTGCGAATCTTTATAGTTCTAGGTTTAGTTCCTATCCACCCAACAACTCTATAAATAATCATTACCAATAACAAATAATATATTCTGAAAGTATATGGAGAGGCAAATAGCACATACATACCAAGCTAATGCTAATAGTAAACGCAACAAATACGTCAAAAAAGTTATCCACTATTTCTTTGGATGAGCACGACTCATTGGCATCTTTTCGTGCATTTTTAATTCACGAGATAACTTTTCAACTTTAGCCTTTTCGTGTTCCCAATCCTTCATAATTTGCATTTCTTTTTTCTCGTGACGGATTGAAGGTTCACACTTTTCTACTTTCATATTTGTAGCCATAATTTATCCTTTAAAAGTTCTTGTTCCTGATTTATCAATTACTAATTTTTGTAGTCGTGGTTTCGCATCATCCTCTGCAAAGCCAATATGACACCATCTATCATATTCCAAAATAACTTGATCGTATTGTATATTAGAGGAAACAATAGCACGCACAATATCAAGGGGAGTGCCAAAAGAAGGACTAATAATGTCAGCAGCCAATCCCTTAATATGAGATGAGGTGGGCTTACTTCCCAACAAAGCATTAACGGCCAAACAACGATAAGCACTATTAATATGTATAGGTTTTCCAAGTAATCGCCTCACGCTTTCTAAATTCAATGCTAATGATTTTAAATTGTTTAATACTTTAGGGTCAGTAGGTGTATTGTCAATACCATTACGATCCGCTATTTCGGAAGCGTATAGTTCCTCAAAAGTAAAATGTTGCGTTAAGTTCATTTCTTTAATTTTTCAACAGTTCTTAAAGTTCCCATACCTAATAGACCTAAAAGAACAGTTAAAAGAGTGTCCATTTGAAAAGGCACAAGAATAGGTTGTTGTCCGCATAACATGAGAAAGTAGTTGAATAAGGGTAAAATGACGAAGTGGAGTCCAAAGGCAATGGAACATATCCAGCCAACAGAAGGCCTCCAACCTGATTTAAAAAAGCTGTCAGATTGTGCTTCAATAGCATTAACTTTAATCTGTTCAATGGCAAGCTGAAACTCCTGTCCTGCTAGTAATATTTCTAATTGTTCTTGTGCTTCTTTGCGTTTGTTTGTATCAGGAATAACTTTTTCTAATACAGAACCTACAATACTAATAACTGAATCAACAATTCCCATTATTTTTTATCGGCTTTTGACTCTAGTTTATCAAAGAGGCGTTCTAGGATATTTTCAATCTTATCAAAACGAGATGCAATATCTACTTTTTTCACATAGTGTTCAGATACATTTAATTCTAAATCTGATACGTCTTGTTTTAATTGTTGTGTGGCATCCCACAGTTGTCTTGCAAACCAACCAATTGCTGTTAAACCCACACCTAAAAATATATTAAATAAAGATTGAAAGTCCATGATAGTCCTATGATTTCATAATGTAGCAAAGTGCATAATATGGAGGTAAGTTAGCGTTAGTGCCACTTGTTCCTGTTGTGGAGTTGGTTGTAGCAACTGTAACACCTGTTGTAGCAGTAGATGTTGTAAGTGTTGCACCACCTGTTGCTGGCAATGAACCACCACCTGATACAGTTCCGTTTTGCGATGATTGATTAGAAGCTGTAACTGTATGATTGTGACCTGCATCTGTTACAACTGAAGTTGCTGTATGAGTATGAGATACAACAATTGCATCTGCACTACCGCCTGTTGCATTAACTGCATAAGCGTCACCAGCACCAACTAAAAATCTGTTTCTTAAATCAGGAGTTCCATTTGAACCGTCACATAAATAATAACCTGAAGGAATAGAACCTACTGAACCTGACCATAAAAGAATCATGCCTGAAGGCACAGTAGATGATGATGTAGGAATAGTTCCTAAAATACCGTAGATGTTGTCATAGGTATAAATTAAAACGTCATTAGAGTCTTTTAAAACTAACTTGTAGTTATAGCCATAAGTTAACCATAATTCACTAGGAAGTTTGCCGTCAGAACCTAAAATGATTGGATTAGAGTTAGCAACTGTGCCATCAATAGTTGTATAGCTTGCAAGTGGAGTAGATGAACCAGCTTGATAAGTATATAACTTGCCACCTGCTAAAGGTAAGCCTGTCGTGCCTAAAAAGCTAATTCCGTTTCCTATTGGTGATAGATTGACTGACATTTTATTTTCCTATATCTGAAAGTTTTGTTTTTGGTTGAGGATTTAAAGATTTTTTAACTTCTTTAGCCATTTTTCTTTGGCTTAATACTTGCGCAGCAGGCTCTACAACAGCACCAACAACAGGTATGCGTCTTACTAATTCACCACCGTATTGTTTAACCATTGAGCCTAAAGCTGTTGCAGTATTTGATTCATTTACAAAAGAGCCACGAGGTCTAGCTTCTACAATTTTTGCAACTTCCGCTAAATCTTTTAATTGTTTTGCGTTTTCACCAAATAAAGCGTCTAGTTTTTTGTTTACATCAAGATTGCCAATTTCTTTTTGAAATTTAGCTGTGCTAAAGTTTCCGCTAGCATCTGTAGAATTTCTAATAATATAATCCATTGTGCCTGAACGTAAATGTTCTAATGCCACAGGATCATTTTTAAGTAAATCAACAGATTTTATAAAGTCTGCATTTTTTGATCTTATAACAAAATTTTGTATAAAGTCTTTGCTGTCAGCAGATTCATTTAAAACTTTACTATATAAAGGATTTGATTTTTCAAGATCAAAGTCAGCTTTTGCAACTTTTCTAGCGTTGTCAGCTAATGCTTTTAATGCAACGTCACCTTCTTGCATAGGCAAGTTTTCTAATTGATCTCTTACCACTCCTAATACATGTTTAGCATTACCGTCACCTGCTCTGTCTGCTTTACGCATTTCAGCCGCTAGGTCAGAGCGTAGGTTTTCAAATAAATTAAAGTTCATTTGTTTTGAACCTGATTCATACGCTTCTATTTTGTTTTTAATAGTGATTGGTAAGTAATCTAATCTGTCTTCCTCTTTTAATTTTTCAATGGTATTTTTAGCAAATTTTTGACCATCAATAGGAAATTTACCGCCAGCCGCATCTTCTAATGCTTTGTAAGCTTCTTGAGTTTTTGTTTTGTTAGCTTCTTTAATAGATTTAACTGAATCAATTAAATTTTGAGCATCTGCAACGTAATCTGTAGTTGTAATGTTAGGCGCTACATTTTGCTTAATAATATTAGCGTTTTCTTGAAGCGCTCTGTTTTGCTCATTAAAACGTTCTGCATGTTTTTCTTTAAAGCCACGCTCATTACGTTCACGAGAAATTAATACAGGGTCTTGTGCAGCTTGACCTGCTGTTAATTCTACAGGCACAGGTAATTCTGAAGCTTTTTTAAGTCTAATGTCGTGCAATACATCTTCAGATATTTGTGATTTAAACTCTTTAGGTGGTTCTACGCCTGTTTCTTCTGCCTTACGTTTAGCAAATTGACCTGCCATAGTTTCATCAATAGCGCTGACAGGTTTACCCTTAATTTTGCTATATACTTTAGCACCAGCTTCAGGCACAACAAACGATCCTGCATTAATTATATTTTGCACGTCTTCAGGAGCCATACCTGTGTTTTTAGCAATCCAATTTGCACCTTTTTCAACGTTTCTGCCAATAAATTCCATAATTTTATTTACAGGTGCATTTGCATACTCTTCAGTTCCAGCAAGGCCTGTCATTTTTCCAAATGGGCTTTTAAACCCTTCAGAATAAACATCTGCAATTTTTCTAGCTTCTTCAGGTGTCTTTTTTAATCCATATCGTGCAGATGTATAAGCACCAATATCTGCCGCTGTTGCAGCTAAATTAGGAATAACATCTGCTAATGCAGTTGTTGAAGCGCCAACTGTAGTTTTTTGTGGTTGTGGAGCTACTGATTTAATAATTTCTTCTCTAGTGGGTTTAGCTTTTACTTTTTGTGCTTCAGCCTGAACAGTAGGTTCAGGAGTTTGTGTTAAGAAATTAACAAACTCGTCTGTTGATTGTGCTTGTGGTTGTCCTGTTTGTGCTTGAGGTGAGCCTTTTAATTTTTTAAGGCCTTGCTCTTGTAAAATAATAGGGCCACTAATAATGTGACGAATAGTAGGATTAGAAAGGTCAATTTCTTCATCAGGTTTTAGTCCTGTTCTTTGAGATACATTTTTAATATAAGCTTCTGTATCATTTTCAGAAGGTGGCGCCCATCTAGATATAACTTCTCGTAATGTTTTTACTTTATGTTTTGATCCGTAAATTCTTAATTGGTCATCAACAGCTTTAATACCTTCTTCAGGCGTAGCATATTGTTGAAAACCTGTAGTGCTACCAACAGGTCTTATATTGCCAACATTTGTAGGCACAGGTGATTTATTTGCACCGCCTGTTAAGAATTGAACGAACTCATCCATTATAGTGAACCTGTTTCCTCAAGTTTTTTAATGTTCATGTATTTTTCAATAAAAGCTTTACGTTCTTTTTCACTTTTAGGAAATAATCTAGCTTTAGCTGCTTCTTTTTCTTTAGGTGTTAAATCAGGGTCTTTAGCTATATTGTATAGCTCAAATATTTTAGAGTCTGCGTTTTTAGTCCACATTTGTTGAAATGCTTTAAAATTATTATCGCCAAATCTAGAGCTAAACTTTTGAGCCGCAGTAGCTTTTAAATCAAGTTCAGTCATGTCGGCTTGCGCTCTGTTAATAATGTTTAATAATACTTTAGGCGGATATGTTTCATCGCCATTAGCCATTCTAGTTAATTGTTGACCTGCAACGGTATCTAATGATCCGCCTTTAGCTTGAATATTAGATATTTGAACGTTTGCCAAATCTTTAGATAATTGTTTATATTTAACGCCCATTTCTGTGCCAAGAAATGTGGATATATTTCTACCTGTCATTCCTAAAAATCCAGCACCTTGCGCCCATTCTTCTTTTTCTAACTCTTTAGCAACTTGTTTGGCTTCATTAAGATTGCGGCGATCAGTAGTCAAATTAGATTGACGATCAACTAATATATTTCTATTTTTAAATCCTGATTCTTGATCTGCTTTTTCAGTAGGTGCATAAGGTGTAATAGTTGTTGGTGTTCTTACAGGATATGGTAATTTTTCAGGTTGACTGTAAACAGGTTTGCTCATGTTTTCTACAGTTGCACCTGCTCTTGATGTATCTGTTGCAGGCATATTTTCATTTGTGCCTCTTGGTGCATTATCAACTTGAGGCAATTGTGTAGGATACACGCCACCTGGAGCTAATTTATCTAATTGGCTTTGAGCGCCAATAGCTTTAGTTAAGTTACCTGCAAGCCATGCTCTATAAGCTGTAACGTCACCTTTTTCAGGTAAGCCTGCTAAAGATTGGTTTAATGATTGTTCATTACCGCCTGCATTTTTATTAATTTCAGTAGCACGAGCAACAATGTCGTCACGAGTTAAATCAGGTTTAGTGATTAAAGTAGAAATATTTTGAATAATGTTTTCAGTATGTTTTCTAGTATTTTCTAATTGTTGTGTGTTTAATTGTGTGCCAGCAGACTCTGTAATATATTGCTGTTGTTTAATTTTAGGGCCTAAAGTCTTTTTAGCTAACTCTTCTGCGGCTAAATTTTGCTCTAATACAGATTGAGCTTGTTGTAGTTCAATAGGATTAAGTTTTTGTTTTTGTTTATACTCTTGAATTCCACGAGCTGTGTTTAGCATTTCACCTAAAGACATACCTTGAGGCGTGTTAACTTTTAAAGCAATGCTTGGGTCTATATTAAAAGCCATGATTTATCCTTATTGTCCTAAAATGCGACTTAATGCAAATGTGTTTCCTGCGTTTTGTAAAGCACCTGACCATGCGTTAGCTGCACCTACTTGACCAGCCGCTTGAGCTGCTGCGCCACCTGTAGCTAAATTAGCCACATTAGTTCCATAGTTTTGAGCGGCTTGATTTACTTGTTGTTGTGAAGTTTGACCAATACCTGCAATACCAGCTAAAGTATTGTAAATATTGCCACGTTGTGTTTGAAATTGATTAAACGCATTACCATAGGCATTTTGTGCAAAGTTTTGAGTGTAATCTTGCATTCCTTGTAGCGCATTACCGCCTACAAGGCCTCCTAGCGCATTTTGTTGACGGCTTAAGGCTTGTTGCCCTTGTCCTAACTGAAATGCGTAATTAGGCGCTAAATATTGGTTTAAGTCCTGATTGGTAAATTGTTGGGTAAGGTAACCTGTTCCCATACCTGTTCCAATTGGTTTGCCTTCTGCGTCATATTTAGTATATTGACCTGGCATCATTGCGCCAATTTGATTTAGTGCGGTATAACCTGTGCCACGATATGGAGCTTGTTGTGCATTTTGTATGTCAAAGATTTCTTTTTGAACGCGAGCCTGTTGAGCTGCTGCATCGGCTTGAATTTGAGCTGCATCCTCTGCCGCACCTGCTGACATAGCACCGCCAATAAGCGAACCACCAACCATAATAGCGGCTGAAAATGGATCGTTATAGCCTGGATGTTTTAAAATACCTACAAATCTTGGATTAAACATAATTACACCTATCGCATTTTAAATAAAGTCTGTCCTGATCCTCTTTTTCTACTTCAAAACCAAGACGTTTACAGAAGTTAATACCTTTTTCATTGCTTTTCATAACACTTGTTCTAGCTGAACCATATATGTCAATTGTTTTTCTTAATGTATCTCGCAAATGCTTTCTAATAGTAAATTTAGGTTTTTTAGAATAGCCTATATGCAATTCGTTTTCTTTTACCATAACAGCACCAATTACATCGTCACCTTCTTTAAGTTCTACAAACTCCCAATCTTGCATAGCCTCTGCAAATTGTTCAGGTGTTATCTTTAATCTGTCTTTTATAGACAAATATATAGCATTTATAGCTTTATTACTCATTATAATACGGAATCTTAAACGGCTTACCGTTAACTGTTACATTAATAAATCCTGCTGGTCTAGCAGGTAACGTTGCTGTTCCTGTAGTTGCTGTTTGTGAACTACTAAAATTAAGCAAGTTTAAAAAGAATTGTTGCCAAGCACGAGTTGGTCTTTTAGTCGTAGAATCTAAAAATTCAGTCTGTGGGTAAGGATTTTGCTGACTTGTGCCGTAAATATTAGTAGCCATTAATTTTCACCTACAGTAGCTTTTAGATTAGCAGATATTATAACTGCATTTATAGGGTCTGTAACTACTACTTCATAAACTCTATCTCTAGCCCAACCCAATCTGCGCCAAATAGCACGATTTTTATATTGACCAACTTTACCAATAGAAGTCCAATGTTCATAAGACCAAGTAGAGCCACCGTCATCTGACCAACGAAGCATGGCTTGTGGTGTTTGACCTGGATCAGATTGGTTTCCTACGCCTGGTTGGAATTGTATTTGTAATTCCTCTAAATATTGACGTTGTAGGTCTGAAACAATATGTGGCGCTCTGCGTAATCTACGAATCTCACCACCATTGTCGGTATAGTTATTAGGGTCTAATAAATAGATTTGACCGTTAGAATGATCGCCTACATATACTTTGCCTTGGAATACAGCAGAGCAATTACCACGGTGTCTATGATAAGTATTGGTGGTATCTACCCATAACCATTTGTGCCACATTCCTGTAGATAAGTCATATACCCAAGTTAAATCTAATGTTGGAAATGAAACCACATAACATTCGTGACCTTCTTGTTGATAAGTCCAAGCTACTGCATCATCTATATATTTATTTAATAATGTCTGTTCTACGGCATGAGTTGAAATGCGAGTAGGAACATAACCTTGCATTTGCATAATTTGAGCTTCACCACGATTGTTTCTAGATACATAAGCAAAAGAGTTGCCTAATCTAGACATTGAGAATTTAGCTGCAATACCGTGTTGTGTATTAGTGCCTGGAATACGTTGGAAAGGGAAAGGGAAAGTTCCTACGTCAATCCATACTTCAGATGAAGTTTCACCTAATAAAAATACTTCACGATTAACTACAATTAAAGATACTAAATTATCAGGCGCACCGTCTTTAGATGAAAAGCTTAATGCTGGCGTAATAGGGCTTAAAGGATTTGAAGCTGCCCATTGTTGAGAGCTAGGTTTATTAAATACAAAATAATTATCTACAATATCAACAGTATTGCCACCTGAAAATGCACCGTCAGATGAAGGTAAAATGCTGAAGTTTAGCGCATACATTGTGCGCGAAGTCACAGTTTGACTTGTGCTTATAACGTAATTACCTGTGCTACCTGATCCTGTTCCAAAGGTAAGCGTTAAGGTTAATCCTGTGCCTGAACCGTTTGATGACGTAGAAACATTGTTAGCAGGAGTAGATGTATAGTTACCTGCATTAGTTTGAGTTAAGGTTGTAACTGCACCGCTTCCACCAATAGCCGTAACTGTATAAGTGGCAGGCGTTGTGCCATAAACACCACCTAATACGGTTACAGTATCGTTTACAGCGTATCCTGTGCCTGCTGTAGCAATTGTGTGGCTTAATACTGTGCCTGAACCTAATGCTGTAATCATAGTATTAGCAGTAACAGTAGAACCTTGAATAGTTTGACCTGGATATAAAGTGCCTGTATTGGCAGTAACTGTTAAAGTTGTGCCTGACATTGAAGCTGTTAATACTGAAGCTACAGCCGCAGAGTTCATTAGAGTAGAAGTTACAGTTTGGCTTAAATTAACTGAATATGTGCCTACACCACCTGTTGTGCCTGTTAATTGACCTGTAATAACAGTTTCATTGGTTACACCTAAACCAAATAAAGCTTGATTAGCACTAATTGTGCCTTGATTAACTGTTGTGACTGTTAAAGTAGTGCCTGAAATAGAACCTGTAAATAAAGCGCTTGAAGGATTAGATATGCGCCATGTATAACGATATGACCCATCTACAATATAGACATTGACTCCGTTATCAGTAATACCTACACGACCTGTTGAAGTATTTAATTGGCCTACTAAAGTTGGAGTTAAGTCGCTAGTTAAAACATATACATATTGACCAACTACCGCCACCATGTATAAACCGCCTGATACAGTTCGCATACCACGAACAGATTGAGCATTTTGGAAAGTAATTTTTGAGGATAAGCCAGGTGTTGGATATAAAGAAACAACGCCTCTTTTACCCTCACCTTTTAATGGATCAATTTCAGGTCTAAAGTTAATGCACTCCTGCCCATCTTGATAGATGGAAGGTGCTTCATAACTAGGGCCTACAAATCCAAAATCAGCCATTATCTAAAGAATCCGCCTGTTAATATCCAGCCTGCGTCTTTTTGACGGCTAGATAATAGTGCGTCATTAAACCTAGCAGATTGCATAGGTTTCATATTGGTGCGTTTTAATGTAGATTTACCTTGTGCAGCAAACGCTGTAATCATAGCTATTTGCGTTTGTGAGGCCTTGCCATACATAGGCATCAAACGTTCAGCTAAACACCAACGTAGCGCCATTGTGTAGCCTTGTGGAAGGTTTATATCGTCATTAATAGAGTCGTAGTTTCTAAACAAGGTTTGAGCAAACATATGGATTTCACCTTGAGCAGGATTAGGCCATACAAATACGTTACCTGAATCAGAGTTAGGATTGAAATATATGGCTTTTGGCCATGGGCCATTTAAAGTCTTTAATCCAATCATGTTGTAGTCATCCAAAGCTAAAATAGCGATTGGATAGTCTAATCCACCGTTTACAATAGGCTGACCATTAGAATTTGTATTGATACGAACATAAGCGGAGTCAATTCCAAGAGGCTTTTGGTAGTAAGCTTGAATAAGGGTAGATGCAACAGGGCTTGAATAAGTAACATTAAGTAAATATGTTCCTGCATAGTTTACGTTGCCTCCTGCACCTGTTAATTCATCTAAAATACGAGTGCCAGCAACAATACCTGTGCCTGATAATGTTTGACCTTGTGCAACTGCACCTGAAGTAATACCTGTAACGGTTAACACATTACCTGTAATAGAACCTGTAAATTTTGCGCCAATAAAGTTAGGTGATGCGTGATTAGGGCCAATAGTGTATTGAACTTGACCTGCAATGACAGGCCATATAATTTCAGTTGTATTAAAGACAATCATGTCCTCATTTGACCATTGGTCAATCATGTCATTTAGCATATCAAATGCGTCTTGAGCCTCCTCTGCCGTTGGAGTTTCACCTGATGCTAAAGCACCGATGTCTTTCATGGCTCTTGATATGATGTCTATTGGTCTTGGCATAATAAGTCCTAGATATTAGGTTTAAATGTATTAGCAAGCCAAGGAAATTCCTCTTTTTTCTCTGACTTCAAATCTAATAATTGTTGATCTAAACGAGATTTTATACTAGAAACACCGTCTTTTGTTGTTTCAGTATCAATCCAATCAATAATTGTTTTCTCTCTCACTTCTTTATAAGGCACTAATATTTCTTTGTCTTTAAAATAATAGTTACCTTCTGTTTTTACAGTATTCTCACCGTCAGTTGCTTCAACATGATAGTAAGCGTGTGTAATTAAATCACCTTCAGATGTGACTTGTGAAATAGACCATTTATAGTTGTTCATTGATTGCATCCCAAGTTAATGTTTCCTCGTTCCATACATATCTGCCACCGTCAGTTGGATAGTCAACAGGTGCTTTCCATTGAGCAGTTGTTTCATCTAATACCCATGAAGCGTATGGTTGTGGTGGTATAAATGCGTCTAAATTAGCGTCATATTTATAGCCAATACCTGCGTAATTTTTTCTGATCTTACCGTTGTAAGATGTTTGTTTCCAATTACCACCTAAAAGATTGTTGCAGAAAGCAATACCAATTGCTTCATTTTCTACACCGTCTTTATCGGCTGTGTCTTGATTAGCTACTACAATCACTTGAGTGACTATGTTTTCATCGTTAAGTTGTGCAAAATGTGCCATGTTTTCTCCTGTTATCTTGCGTTAGCGTTTTTAAATGGGTTTTCTGCAAATGCTGCGTAGATGTATGTAGTGCCATTTGCATTAATTTCACCATTACTATCTCTTAATTTAAACCCATTAGATACAAAGTCTACTGGGTTAATGGTTGCATTAGTTGCTGCAGATGAATTAGCAAGTAGTCCTTCATTTGCTACATTATATGTATTTCTAGATGTATCTAATATCCACCAATTTACCACAGCATTACCTTTAATCATTACATATTTAGGTCTAAAATTTGTAAACACAAACGGCCCATCCGCACTACCATTGCCTGTGTAGCTTCCAAACTTGGAAAACCCTGCTATTTCTGCCCAGCAATAGGCTACAATAGTATATCCATTACCGTTGACATTAGCAGATGAACCTGCAACAGAGAATACAGTTGAAGTAGGTGTTGTATTATTCCATGCTCCATCAGTTGCGGCGGCATTAGTTAAATTTAACCAAACAGACTGTGTATTTCCTAATGAAGCATGATATGTAACATGGTTTAAACCAGCATTATTTCTAACAAATGTAACTATCATTTTTGGTGCAACACCTAATCCATGACCTACTGTAGCATTAGCACCTGTCCCTGTATAAGTCACCACACTAAACCCAGCAGTTGTGTTTACAGATACAGTAGATGTAATAGAACCACTTGTGTTAGATGATGTTGAGCCTTGACCAGCTTGCCATTGCCAGCCTACAAAGTTATCGCCATTATTATTTACAACACCTGTTC